AAGAAACACACGAGCCTGTTCGTCTCCAATCGAACCCGACATATCAAGCGCAATACAAATGTCAATAGTCTCATCAAAATTTTGGCCAGGCAGCACTGCGCCCATGTGCCAGCCCTTGCGTGACGGACGAGCAAAAGTAAAGTCGTTCTTGATAGTGCTCTGAATCTGTTGCTGAAGAATCTCACGCCAGTTCATCTTAGGCTCAGTAAGATCCTTGATCATACGTTCAATTTCGCCAGGTACGTTGCCAGCGCCTGCACCCTGTGCAGCAGAGATCATATTTTCTTTGATCTCATCGCGAATTTTTTCTAGTTCTTCACGAGTATACTGAGGACGACCGCCTTTGCCTTCGCCCGCCTTTTGTTTGTTTCTGGAACCGCCTTCCTGCTCCTTTTCCCAGTCAACATGCTCGTCAAGCATCTTGCCTAGTTCGTCAAGGTCGATCTTATCAGCCTGTTCATACAGTTCGTCGTAAATTTCTTCTGATGTCCAGCCATCGTATTTGAAATCCTGATAGATTTGAATCTCTGGAACGTCACCAATTTTGTCACGTACTAGAGTGTTGTTTACTTTGTAGTCGCAGGCAACGTTATACAACTGTGGGTTGCGTTCTTCACGACGAATGATATGATCAAACACACAGTGAAGAATCTCGTGTGCAATCACAAACTCAATCTGCTTAGTAGTAAGTTTGTTAAAAAACTGCGAGTTGTAAAACAGATTTCGACCATCTGTAGCAGCAGTAGGACACCATCCATCGCAGGGCTGAACACGCAGACGAGTTGCCATATTGCCGAACCAAGGATGACGAAGCAGCAGGCCAACGCGAGCAGTAATTACCTTTTCTTTTACTTCGTTTTGCAGAGCAGCAAGTGCCTCTTCGGAAAGTTCTTCGTGTTCAAGTAGAGTGTCGTCTGCCACAGTGTTCTCCTAGTTGCCAGTGTATATATATAATACACAATTTCGAGGGATTAGTCAAGAAAAGGGGCGAACAAATCGCCCCAATAGTTATGCCTTCTGAGCAGCAGTAATGTACTTGCCGTAGCGCTCGTGGAACTCGTCGAAACACTCAATTGCGTCCGGATCAATTGGCAGACTATACTGGGTCAGCGCCAGCTTGATACCCATGACAACTAGCTCAGTTTCGAAATTGTCCATTGAAAATCTGAGGAAGTTGTTAACCTTGTCGTCGAACTTCTTGTCGTTTGCATTGCTGGCTTCTTTTAATTCGTAACAGAGAGAAACAGTAAGAGAATACATTGCGGAAATTTCTTTTGTGTTGAGCTCAGTTACTTTGCCTTCAAGAATATCGCCAGGATTAGGCATCTGCGATGCAACCTTGCGATGTGCCATAAACTTCACAGCAAGGCCTTCTCCTACAGCACCTGACACAAGATCAGTTGTAGTGCTTTCGTCTAGTGAGTCCTCAAGCAGTTCGCTTACAAACGACCATGAACGAGGCGTTGCAAACGAACGACTAGGCGACTTGGGGTCAAAATCGTACAGATCCTTCTTTGAGAAAGTCAGATACCCCACAACATCAGTGTGAATGCTGTTGTCTACAGCCCACTGAAACCAATCATCAAAGCTCACAGTCATCTCAAGGTGAACAAAGCGATTAGCCAATGGTGCCGGCATGCGATAGGTTACGCCCTTGTCAGCCTCACGGTTGCCTGCTGCTACAATGAATACATTGTCAGGCAGAGTATAAGTACCAACCTTGCGGTTGAGAATAAGCTGATAGGCAGCAGCCTGTACTGCTGGAGCAGCAGAGTTCATCTCGTCAAGAAACAGTACGATATTGTCATGCTGTGCAGCCAACTCTTCGTCTGGCAGTTCCAGCGGAGGAGCCCAAACCATCTTGCCAATATTAGAATCAAAGTAGGGAATACCCTTGATGTCAGTTGGTTCCCAAAGTGAAAGACGAACATCAATAACCTTGGCATTCATTGACTCACCGATCTGGTGAACAATGTCACTCTTGCCAATGCCGGGAGGACCCCAAAGAAAGATTGGACGCTTCTTGCGAATAGCGTGATTGATAGATGCCTTTGCAGAATTAGGCGTAAGCTGACGAGTTGCAGTATCCATAAGTACCTCTAGTTGCAGTTGTGTTTAAGTACAAGTTTTATTATACAGGAACGACAGGAAGTGTCAATCGTTTTTGGCTTCTTGTCTTGTCAAAGCTTTAGAAATCCCATATTTTTTAATATCTCCAGAGAATAGATGAAGTTCCAGAGACTTCTTGTCGTCTGTTACAAAAATACTCCTTTTTCCAAGATAATAAGGACAATCTATGAAGTTGTCAAGCCAAATAATTATTTGAGTAGTAAAATGCATGTCGGGTGCGTAAGGCACTTCGTAGAAGGTTATGTCTAGGTCTTCTGTCATCATTCGATATCCTTCTTCTGTGAGACGCATACCGCCTGTCTCTTTTGTTCGAGGGTTGCGCCACCATTCCGCGAGAGAAGAACGAATTGACAGATCGTTTACAGACTGGTCTAGCTGTTTGAGAAAGACCTTAGTGTAACTCTCTTTCCAGTTCATTAGTCTAAGAGAATTTCTTCTCCCTGTGTGAGTTTAACCACTGTGAAATCGTTACAAGAGTATAAAGAATTAAGTTTTTTTGCCAGATTTATGGCATGACCAGGATTCGAAAAGGAAGTTTTTGGGTACTTTGGTCCTGGATAGTTTGTAAGCATATTTGCAGACTTTAGGTTAAATGCTTCGCCTTTATAGAATACCGCCCATATCCCTTCGCTTTGAAGAACCTGAGTATTTTTATAGGATTTTTTATCTACGTGTTCTATTAACACTGTAGGTTTTGGCCGACTCATATGCGTATTCCTTTAGTAAACTACGCATATATTTATCTTCTACCAATCAGAACCGCCGTCCAACCTTACTTCAATGTTAGATTCTGATTGAGAATCAGTCTGTGATAGCAGTAGTTCTTCGAGATCTCCGTTCAGTCTTGACATCACTTCGCCTAGGCAAAATGCCAGTCTTTTTGCATTTTGAAGGTCTAGTTTGACTTCTTTTGCCTTGCTGGCATCCGCAGAACGCACCTGCTGTATAAACTGTTGGATAGGAGCAGTATTTAAAGGATCAGTTGGTTTTGACACGTGCTAGCACCTCTCTCGATTCTAGGTCTGTTTTGAAAGGACCTTCAAAGTTATTGCGCTCTACAGTAATTAGTTTCGGGCAAAAACTTTTAACCCAGCCCTTATCGAATCTTACTACGTAGTGACCTGCACAGTACACACTCTTTGATTTTGGTGATTTTGTAAAAAGAGGCAAGCGTCGTTTTACGTCAAACATAGGATTAAACGGCTTATAGGACGTCGGGTAACCATGTACTTCATAGGATATTGCATCTTCAAGTTTTTTATGTCCCCATTTAATGGAGCCCAGCGTCTTTTTTAACTGTGTTTCTGAATTAAAAACTCTGGTTCCGTCTTGTCCGCTTAGGATATATTTGTCTTCGTCTAGTGTAAGAGTGCCCAGTTTGACACCCTTATCTTCTACAATCCAGAATTTGCCTTCTAGAATAGGTTTAGCGTTCGCCATTGGGGTACCTCGCTGCTAATGGTTTTGAATATTGTGCTGCTTGATCTGCAATTTTCTGCATGTCCCACTTTGCACAGAACTTCATAAGACGCAGACCAACCTGCGATATTGATTTAGGCTCTATGTCGGTTGTCATAGAGTTGATAATCTCTCTAACGTCCTCAGGCTGTGCTGTAAGATCACACAGCACTACATTTCGATTGTAGTCGTCCACTACTCTGTGCTCTTCACCTTTGTGATCTACCCAGCGTTGCAACATTAGGTTATTCCAGTTGAAGCCTTTTGTGTGTTTATCATCAAATGCTTCAAACAAGCCAACCTTGTTCTTAGTGCCTTTCTTGCGCACACCAGGATAGGCAGAAAATACATTGTCTGAAGTATCGCCGCGCATACACTTCTCAAACAGCATCCACTCAGGGTTGGGCGATGGTTTTTCTGCTTGTGTTTTCTTGTCAATTACTCTCTCGCCTTTGTCGTCAAAGTAGCCTTCGTGTGTAATAGTAGTAGAAGTGACACCATTATACTG